GTACATTGGAGCGCTAAAGTGTATCCAAATGAGCTATTTGAATGCACCGATTCCGGGAATGTATATATCGCCCTCGCATCAACTCGCCACGAAAACGATAATCGAAACGTTGAAAGATATATGTAATCGTGCTTCAATCAATTACACATACAACCAACAACGAAGCGAATTCATATTCCACAATTGGAATGGCGTTTTGTGGTTCGGTTCAGGTGACAAGCCGGATTCATTGCGAGGATCAAATATCGCATACGCAGTTATTGATGAACCATTCATCCAAAAGCGCGAGGTCTTTAATCAAATGATTGCACGTGTTAGGCATCCGGACGCAGTTAAAAGCCAAATCTTTTTGACCGGTACACCTGAGCAATTGAATTGGGGTTTTGCACTTGCAAACGACCAATCGATGGACATTGGTATTGTAAACGCTTCTACGCTTGACAATCCTCACTTATCCGATGAATACAAACAAAGTTTATTAAAAGCATACAGTCAAGAACAAATTGACGCATACGTTCACGGTAAGTTTGTTAACTTAACACAAGGTCGCGTATATAAAGAGTTTGACCGCGAACAACACGTTATCGAACGCCCTGATCTAAAAGAAGCCGGTTTAGAGATTGGAATTGCAATGGACTACAACGTTGACGCGCTAACATCTATAATCTTTTATAAGGGCAACGGATGGATTCACGTATTCGATGAAGTTAGATTAAAAAACGCTAACACTTATGATATGATGGAAGTATTGTCCAAGAAGTATCCGCAATCTGTATGTTATCCGGATAGTTCAGGAAGCGCAAGACGTTCTTCAAGTGTGCAGAGCGACCACGCTATTGTCCGCAGTTACGGATTCACAATATCAGCACCAAAGGCGAACCCTCCGGTCAAAGATCGTGTTAACGCAGTTAATAAATTAATACGTGAAGGAAACTTCAGTTGTGAGAATTGTCCGAATCTTATTATGGATTTAGAACGAAACGTTTGGAAGGGCAATGATATTGATAAAACTTCAGATAAAGAACAAACCCACGCTAGTGACGCGCTAGGATATGCCATAAATCGCTTATATCCGGTGCGTAGACGCGTAATGGTGTCAAAATCGTGGTAATGTTCATCTTGGGTATGTCGTTGGCTTTTAACGCAATATTTGCGTTCTTGTATTTTTACGGAAAACACGTAGAAAGAAAACATCATAGCGATATAAAAGAATTTTTGGCGACTAATTACACTAAACAAAATCAATGGACTTTTTATGACAGTTAATGACGTAGTACTTCCCGACCATTCGGAACAACTTGTTCTTGAGTCGATAAGACAAGCACATAATGGACTTCAAGCGGAGGAAGACGCAGAAAGGGCGACCGCTTTAGATTTTTACTATCACGATAACGTTGACCAACATATTGAACAATACTTTTCCCCTTCCACATTAAATCAAGTACCGGTATTCCCGCAAAAGGTTGTTCCACGCTTTGCAAGGGCGCGTCAAATGTTATACAAGAAACCGCCTAAAAGAATGATAAACGGTGAACAAGCGCAAGAATATCTTGCATTGACACACCACTTAGATTCTAAGTCACAAGAATACACCGAAACAACTTGGCTAACGGGTTGTATGGGTTTTCGTTCTAAGTGGGTAAATAATAAAGTTCAATATGATCTTATTCCATTCTTTAAAAGATATTACAAGGACGGCGAATCAGAACCGTTCGCGGTATCGTATGAAGTAGGTCGTGACTACAATAATAATAGAATATTCGTTTATTGGTCAGCCGATCGGGACGGCATAGAAGGGAAGCACTTTAAATATGACCAAGCCGGGCGCAAGATAAGTGTCACAGAGAATGACCGCAATCCATATGGAATATTACCCGTAACATTTGCAGAATACACAAGTGCAGCGCACGACGTAGTTCGCGCAGCCGTTCAAATAGGTATTGTCAATACTGAGATTGCACTTGCCACACGTTTTGCGTTTGGTCAACCCGTTGCAACCGGTATCGATGAAGCAACGCATATGAAGCTTGGTATTGACCGCGTTCTATTGATGCCGCCTGAAAGTTCGTTCTCTTTTGTAAGTTCCCCGGCCAATCTTCTTCAAATGATTGAGGTTTCCAAAAGCTTTGCAAATCAAACGGCTGTAAATAATCATTTAAGAATTAAATGGGATGAATCAGGCAACGCACCAAGTGGAACCGCATTGCGCTTGATGGAAATGGAAAACCTTGAATCGCGTCAAAGTGATATCCCAAAATGGAAAGATTGGGAGAGCGAAAGATATGAAGTTGATCGTCAAATTATTCGTGTTCATACGGGTAAAGATATGGGCGAAAATTATTATGTTGACTTTGCGGAAGTAGAATACCCACTTGACCAAGAAAAAGAATTTAAACGCCTTGAGTTTATGCTTGACAAGGGTTTGATGGATAGAACCGATCTAATAAGATATTTCAATCCTGATATTAGTCAAGAAGACCTTGAAGCATTGATTGCTCGTGTTGATGAAAACAATCAAGTAGAAGAACCCGCAAGACCACAAACCGCAATTGAAAGGATTTTAGGTGGCTGATCCGGTCGATACATTTATGACTCAAATCAAGAACGTCGAACAACGTTTACTTGATGACTTGCGTCGTGTCGCACAAGAATTAGACAAATTCAGCGATACGGAATTGATTCAGATTGCAAGGGAATTGGATTTCTTTCAAGAACTTCTTGACAAGGGATATTCTGATGCGGTCAACGGATTAATGAAAGCTTATGAATCCGACTTGTCAAAGATAAACGAAGAAGCGACAAGGCGAGGAGTTAAACAAGTCGCGGGAGCTTCTGTTGCACAACTTCAATTATTGCAAGACTTAGAAGTTGAAAGTCTACTTGGCAAGGCTTCAGCTTATGCAAATGATTTGAAAGACGGATTGTTCAAAGGAATCATATCAGGCGAAAGACCATCCGCGATCGTAAATCGTTTGGCGGAAACTATTAATCTTGAAACACGCCAATTGAATGTTGCGGTTGCTGATGGAATAAGGCAATTCGATGACTTGGCAAGGCAAAAGGTTTATGAAGATATAGATGTCAATTGGACATATGTTGGCCCGTTAGATGAGAGAACACGAGATATATGTAAAAGAACTTTTGAAAACGAACCAAGTCAAGGCTATACCGAAGCAGAAGTCCGAGCAAGTGGAACGCCATTCGGTGTCCGGGGCGGTTTTAATTGTCGTCATTCTTGGGAGTTGAAAGAATGAAGGCGCAAGATATTATAACAATACCTAGAAAGATTTGGGCGACTATTGGCGGAAAGACAGTTACAAGGATTGTAAAAGATTCGGATAAGGGATTCGGAACAAATGAGAACACCGGAAAAAGACAAAAGTTTCCCGGATACACTTCAAGTTATTCAATAAAGAAATCAGAAGGAAAAGCCGGGCCAAAAGGTGTTTCAAAGTCAAGACAAGTCAATCCTCCGAATCTACGTTTGACCGGAACAATGCTAAACAGTATAAAAGCAGATAAAGCAACGAATGTAGGTGTCGATATAATATATCGCGATGGATTAAAGGTCAAAGGCAACGCAGATAAGGGACGCAATATATTTGGTGTCAATGATGTCAATGAAAAGAAGATCGTAAAAGAATTAAGTGATTACATAAATCGTAATTCACAAAAATACGCAAGTAAAAAGGTTAGTATTAAAATTGGATAATTTTATTAATAACAACGAGGAGGCATAAAAAATGTCAGAATCAGTACAAGAAAACGTACAAGAAAACGCCGAAGCAAACGGCAACGAGTTGACCGCTAAAGGTCAGACCACAACCGACACTTCCGGGCAGTCGGATTTGTTAAGAGAAGTAATGGCTAAGAAAGATAAGATTCGAGGACTTGAATCACAACTTGCCGAACTTCAAACAAAAGAAGAAAAAAGACGACAAGAAAGAATGCAACAAGATGGGAAGAAAGATGAATTGATAGCAGAACTTCAAAGTCAAGTTGAATCATTGTCGCCTTTTAAAGAACGCTTGGAAACTTACGAAGCAAATCGCCGTCAAGCATTGCTTGAGCGTTTGCCTGAATCAAAACAAGAAAAGTTCAAAGGACACCCAATTGATGTATTGGAAGACCTCGCGAATGAATACGCTACCGCAACACCGGTCAAGGTTGATAATCAATCTCCCGGTTCTTATGGTGGGTATACTTCTATGAAAGAATGGGCCGAAAGCGATCCGAAAAGCTATAAACAAAGTACTCGGATTAAAAAAGGGATTATGATTGGCTATGGCAAATAAGTATAAACCATTCGGAGTTGATCTCGATCCAAAGGGAGATTTGAAAGAAAAGAATCTTCCTGACGGAGATATTCACGCCACAATAAAAGGCGAGAAAGTACCATACGAAACAATGATCGACGAATTAGAAGAACGAGCAAACAATGCACAACGTGGAAAACGCGTATCGACCAAAAAGTATTTTGGCGGTTGGGTTCCTCCAAATAAAGAAGAGGACTAAAAAATGGCTGAAACCGATACCGGAGTAGCACAAGGTGGTCTGGATAAAGTCATTGGAGATGCGATTATTGCCTTCAATGAAACCAACGTTATGTTCCCCCTTGTCTCCGTTAAACAATGCCCTCCGGGCGCAATAACCGTTCAATGGCCTGAATATAGCGCAGTTGCTTCATCAGCAGTTGGCGCAGCCACAGACGGTGCAGACTATTCAACAGTAACAAGCATTACAACAACCGCAAGAACCGCGACCGTATCTGAACACGTTATTCGTGCAGATGTGACCGACCTTGCAGTAATGGGTAACGCTGACGACATCGCGGGTAATACCGGCGCAATCTTAGGAAACGCCGTAGCTGCGAAGCTCGACAATGATCTTGTGACACTTGGAAAGTCATTTTCACAAACAGAAGCCGGAGCCGGAACTGCTTTAACACTTGACCACATCTTTGGTGGATTAAGACAGTTAAGAGCTGCAAACGCTCCCGCGCCTTATAACTTGGTTATGAGTGACAAAGGAATCTTTGGGCCAAAAGGTTTACAAGGATTGCTTGTTGACGTTGCCGTGACCGGTTCAAACGCAAAACCCGCTTCACTATTAGGCGAACAAGGGCAAGAATTCTTGTCACGTGGATTCGTTACTTCACTTGGTGGCATTGACATCTATTTCTCAAATGAGATTGATGACGATGTTGCATCCGGTGGCGATACCGCTTCCTTTATGTTCTCAGCCGGTGCGATGGGATTAGCGGTTGGCCCTGAAGGTCTAATGCGTATTGAAACAGAAAGAAACGCTTCTTTCCGTTCTACTGAGTACGTTGCGACCGGTTTTTGGGGCGAAGTCGAAGTAAAAGACGCTTTTGGTGTAACTATACTTTCAGACGTTAGCTAAATAAAACAATGATACGGGGCGGTTTATCCGCCCCTATCTTGGGAAAGAAAAAGAAATGTATTTTAAAAAAGAATCAGGAATAATCTTCGAATACGACAAAGAACGTCACGATCTAAAATCTTTGAAAGAACGTTTTGTCGAATGCGATAAGGACGGTAAAGAGATTAAAAAGAAAAAAGCTAAAAAGGCTAAATAATGGCTTTAGGAAGTAAAAGACATATAAATTCAGTATTGAAAGAATACTTCCTTGACGTAGCCGGGACAACCGATGCAATGTCATTTAATGACGCTATGAGGGCGGGATTGCAAGAACTTGGATACACCGGAAGTTTGATGAAAATGTTGAAGACTTGGGCGAATGATCTTGAAGGCCCGGGCGTTTCAAATCTTCCGATCTCTGTTGCATTGAAAAAAGCCGGTCAAAACTTGGTAGGCGAAGACATTCACGACGTGACCGAAGGATTGAAAGAGCTTGGCGAATACATAACCTTTGGCAGTATTTTGACAAAATTTGAAGAAGAAAAAAGAAAATTTGCATTTATTGATT